GCGATACTTGACCGACGAAACCGATTGAAGCGGCCGAAAGCTTAGCCGTATGTTCGGCTCCCATCGCTCTTGGACATGCTCAATCGTTTGCGTAATCATCTTGGTATGCGTGTCCGCTTCCCAAGTCTCCGTTGCCTCTTGGATCAAATCAGCTAGCCGCTCGTCGTGCGCCTCATCGCTTGCGGCGATGCTGAGTTGACGCTTCGCCTCTTCGATCGTGACTGGGTCGTTCGTCGGCTTGATCGTGACGCGAACGCTCGGTCCCGTTGCCGGTTCTGTCGTTTGCAAGTTCGTTAGCGTTTGCATTTTGCACCACCTCAGCCAAATTCATCCGACACAATAGATCCGCCACGCCGCCGCCGATAACTTCGCTGTCGAGGCGATGCCCAGCAGAAAAACGCCTCCAATCGGCTTTAAGTTCTACAAACATTCCTTGACCCATTGATTCGGGTAAATGTGCTTCGCCTCAAACGTCGTCGGGTCGTGTATCACGATCATCTCTTCGAGGTGTCCGATTCTCACTTTTGGATCCAAATACAACGAATTGCCAGCCTTTTCCCATTGTCGCCAAAAATGAATGTCATCGTCCGTACGACCGTCGCCAAATTCCCCACGCTCGTCTGCCGTGCAAATAAACCACGGTTTCGGCACGTTCTTAAGCTTGTGCAAATCGATTGCCGTCAAACCGAAATGAGCTGTCGCAACTCTGATCGGCTCGTCACCGATTTCGAGCTTGTTCCCATCCCGTAGCGAGGTCAAGACAACAGCATCGCCGCGACGTGCCTGAAAGCACGAAACCGCGTCCGCTTCGGTGTTGACCAACGTCTGCACGACCTGCATCAAGTCCGCTGCGGTAAATACGCTGTCGCCATCGACTGTAACCGCGACGTCTACGCCGGCCTCAATCGATTGCTCTAGCATTTTTTGCATACACTGCCCGTAAAACACGCCGCCGCTGACCTGTAGCGGGATCCCTGTCTTTCGAAATGCTGCGTCGATAACATTTCTGCAAAAACAGTTGACGTACCGCGGGGCTGTCATGCAGCCCGTGATCTTTACTTCTTTCGTTTCCACTTTGCGCCTCGGGTGGTTAGTAAACTTAGGCCACGACGACAACGTTGCCCTGTCCGGTCGTGCCGCTTGGCCTGATCTCCGGATCCAGAACGCCGATTGCCGCGATCCCAACAGCGTCAGCCGTCGCGACGGTTCCGGGCGTGCTTAGCACTCGCAGGAACCGCTTTCGCGTTCCATCAAGATTGACGTGAAAGACGGCGACTTGTGCAGACGTTCCAATCGCCACCGCCTTCGACAACTCCGAGTTGAAGGTCGTGTAGCTTCCGGTCGCTGCGTCCGCTTCGGTGATCGCGATAGTCACGCTAGACGATTGCGTCGCCGCTGCCCTAGTGCCGACCGCAACCTGAATCGTCGCATAGTCGGCTCCAAGCGTATCAAAGGCGGCCGATACGGTAGCCGTCGAGACTTGCGGCGAAATCAAAAGAGATCGCTGTTGGGATTGTGCTTGTTTCATCTTTTTACTTCCTGATTGTGTGTGTGATTTTCAAAAAGTGCGGCCGGCTCATCACCGGCCGCACCCGGGTCCACCCGAGGCGGCGAGTGGACTAGCTTTTTAGCCGAGCTTGAGCGCGACCATCGGGCCGGCGTCGGTAGCGTTGCCGCGTTCGTGGACGTTGATGTCAACACGCTGCAAGCCACGAATGTAGATCGTGTCCGACAGGAATCCCAAAGACGAATCGCTGCGGATCGAAATGCCGCGACGGTTACCCATCGTTGCGGTCATCGCAAGATCGCCCAGGTAGCCGATGATCGCACCCGAAGATGCGGTTTTCGGCATGACTTCGATGAACCGAACCGGGTAGCCTTGGAAGACCAACTCCGGACCGCGGCCAAGGTCGGCAATGTTGTTGCCGCCCGCTGCGTTTTGTAGCCTGCCAGCGGTCGAATAGTAGGCGCGCTTGTGGAAGTACCAAGCCGGCGAAATTCCGGAAAACTCCGGAACGGCTCCGACCATCTCTTCAAAGTGTGCCATGGTCACGTTTGCGAACGTGGTAACGCCGGTCGCGGTTACGATCGAACCTGCGGCCAAAACGGTTTTAAGACCGCTCATTCCGCCGTACGTCGATGTCCCGTCTCCGTTCCATCCGCACTCGTCCTCTTGCAAAGCCAGTGCCCTTGCGAACTCGCGGGTCACGATGTCGCCAAGCGAGATAATCGAGTCCTCGTTGAGCGAACCGGTTACCCGCGTGGCAACGCCCATCAGTTTCGCGTTTAGCTTTACCTGATCCAAAGCCATGTCACTTAAGTTGACGTCGTTGCCTTCGCCGGGAAAGTAGGTCGTAAACCCACTGACCCGCCGAGGAACAAGCGACGTGTCCGACGTCATTGGCCATTGCATGGAGTACTGACGGAAAGTTCCGTAGTTCTCCTTCAGGTCGATGAGCGTGTTTTCGAGAATGTCCGGCACAAGATAGCCGCCTTTCCCGTTGTCTTCCGTCGAGTGGATCATCTGGATTCCGTTGTCGGAAAGCCACTTTTCGGATTTCTTGTTGCCAACGAGCGCGGCCAGATAGAACTGGCCGGCAATGTAGGCTTGTTCGTCGTCCTCGAACGCCGTTAGTTTTGTCTGTCGCTTGATCGCCTTCGGGATCTTTGGACGAAGGTCGCTGTCTTCGACCTCGCGCTTCCTCGGCAGTTCTCCGCCGAGCTTCGCCACGACGTTAGCCGCTTTGATCGCGTCAAATCGCTCGGCCCGTGCGATCTGCGATTGCAGAGCCTGAATCTCGCCGGGCTTGTCCGAGGTGCCTTGTAGCTTGTCGACTTCCGCCGACTCTTCCGCGGTTAGATCGCGGTTTTCGGCTTTGGCGATCTCGAAAATCGCTTCACACTTGGCCGCAACGTCGGCCATTTTTTCCCGTAGGGCTTTGATATCCCATTGCATAGCTTCGTTCCTGTCAGTGGTTAGGCCACCGCCCAGAAACGACAAACGGCCCGAGCGGGTGGCGATGGTTAAGTCGCCGACCTGCCGAGCCGCTAACGAGTTGCCCGCACAAATCAGATAATACGATTTGGTAACACTCTAACGAATGCTAGAGCGTTGTCAACTACTTTTTGAAAAAACTTGCTTTCATCGGTCTTAAGCACTTGAACCGTGATCCGGCTTGCGGCTTAGGTCGCTCGCCTTTTGCCATCGCCGCCTGCCGCATGGCCAACGCCATCGGGTGCCACGATTCGTCCTGTAGCACGCTGTCCCCGATCTCCGTGACGTAACCTTCAGCCAACGCCTCTTCCGCTGTGTAATACGTTTCGGCGTCAAGTTCCTCCATGACTTTCTTTTTGTCTTTGCCGCTAGCTTCGGCGTAAGCCTCTACGAGCGTGTCGCGGTACTTGTCCAAAACGTCCGCCGTCTTTCGCAATTGCTCCGAGTTGCCGAAGGTGAATGTCCAAGGGTTGTGATTCATCAACATGCCGTTTTTAGCAATCAGCCGCCTTTCGCCGGCCATCGCGATATAGCCAGCGGCCGAATACGCTGCCGAGTCGATGATCGTGTCTGCCCCGCCGGGATGTCGCTTAATTGCATTGTAGATGGCCCGCCCTTCGTCCACGGATCCGCCCGGGCTGTTGATGCGAATTGTTGCCCGCCGATTGCCAAGTGCCTTCAGGTCGCGAATGACGGTAGCGGAATCGATCATGCCCCAAACCGCTTCGCCGATCACGTCGTAGATAAACAATTCCCCAGAGTCTTTGTCAAATTCGTACATTTTTAGCCCTCCAAGGCTGGCAATAGGTCGCGGCGAACATAGATAGAATTGACGCGGGAGAACGCGATAAATTCATAATTAAAATGACTGTGCGAAAGCTCTTCTTTGATTTGATTCATTGTTGCTTGTAATATAAATCCGCCATGCTGAATGGCTTTTCCCCATAGCCATGACGGTATTCTTCCGTGCCTTTCGTATCCAAAACCTAAATCGAAATGCTCAACGCAAATAAAAGCAGGAAACACCCTTTCGGCAACGTCGCATGCTATTGCCAAGTCTATTGAATCTACGTCGACAACAACACCAGCAAGTTTATTTTCGTTCAATTGCGGAAAATCATATTTTCCACGAACGTCGGCAAGGGGATAAACCTGCTTTAATGCTCGCTGTCTAAGTTCATCTTGTTCAAAAAGCACCGTCGAAATGCCTTTTTGATAAAGCGGCAACAATGTTAGCGGCAAATCTTGGCCTCCGTCACCTGCACCAATCTCGATTGCCTGATTGACGCCCAACCGCTCCGCCAAAGCGGCCAGATAACCGCTTTCACCGAATTGCCAGCCGCTGCGATGCTCATCGAGCCACTTAGCGGGCTCGTAAACCGTCCTGACCTGCCAATCATCCATTGCAAACCGCCTCAACTAATGCCTCTGCGCGGCCCGTCCACGTCGCTACAAGCTCCGCAACGGCACCGGCTAAATCGTCTGGCCCAACTGTACCAGATAGCTCTAACAGCGTCTCATGCGATTCCTTGCAATAATCGGCCGCTATGGCTCGATCGCCCCCAAGTTCCTCGACAACATCGCCCAGCGTATCGCGCCAAGCACCATAAAAGCGGTCGATCGAACCGATAAATTTGTTTGGATTGCTTGCGTAGCCGTTTACGCGCTTAGCTTCGACGCCGATCAGATGCTGCACACGCTCCGAAATGACCCGCCGATTACTTGGCCCGACCGGCTCGTTATCGCCGGGTACTTGTTCGGTGTCTGATCGCGGATCGATCGCCGGATTGTCATACGTGTCCCCGCCTTCGTAGGGGTTCATTGCCAAGTACTTAACGCGGATCTCATTGGGCGACATGATCCGGCCCATTACCATCTTCGTCGCGAAGTCTGCCGTTTTGCTCATGTCTGCCTTGAGCAATGCCGAGCGGTCGAAGGTGAATGCGTGGGTATAACGCTCCTTCTGCCGTTCGGTGAGAAGCTTCGTCCACGCCTCTTGCTCAATCTTGGTTAGCCAATTGTCGAGGCACGACGTAAG